CCAATATAATATACCTGCGCCGATTGCAGATAGTGAATATAGCATATATAATTTGACTACTCCTATCACTTCAGTTAGTAAAGAATTTAATGCTGGAGGCTACGATTTAAGAATATTATTAAACACTTTAGACTCAGTTAATTCTAGACTCGGTAACGATTTAGATACTTTTCACAGTATTAATATCGTAGATTCAAACAAAATGTTTGTTTCTGGCAATGAATATATTCATACAATTGAATTAAATTCATATGATTTAGTATCAAATTTAATAAAATCTGATTCAAATCCAGGTATGACAAGTAGTAATAATATAGCAAGTGTAAATACTTTTGAAGATAAATTATACGTTCATGACGAGACCGGTACTATTTCACAATGGAAAATGAATACTCTAAATGATCCTGCAACAGCTGTAAGAGAATATACTCAAAAAATTATAACGCTTGATAGCAATATTAATCCTGCAGGTTTAGAAATAGATTGGACTGACAGTATTAATGCCAAGTTTTATATTGGAGGCGATGATGTTATTCAGAAATACACGTATAGTTATGATTCTGGTTTTGATGGAATGTCTAAAGATAGTAGTTGGAACTATATATTAGATTCATCTTCTGCTGGGATTCCTATAGCTAGTATTACTGGAATGACTTTTGCTGATTCAAATGGAAGACTTAATGTAAGTAGTACAAATAGAATTTTTCAAATTAATTTAGATAATGATTTATTACATAATAGTACAGTTGATTCTAACTCTTATTCAATTGCTTCTCCTGCCGGCGCAGAAGCGCATGGAATATCTTGGTGGCCTGGAGGAGATAAATTTAATATCACTGGCAGAGTTAGTTCTTCATCAACATCTCAAAGTTCGGCTCAAATGTTTGAAACCAAAAATAGTTATAGTGTTAAAAGTGTATAAATAGTACTAAGATAATTAATAGGATTATAACATGTCAACTAAAGGTAGATCATTAGCCAATTTAACGCCTCACGGATCTTGGATTCCAGATGCTGATTCTGCGTATGATTTAGGTTCTCCAAGTAAAAAATGGAAGTCATTATATGTTAGTGGCAGTACAGTATTTTTAGGAGATAGTGGATCTATTTCAGCAGGAGCTGGTGGAACAATTGCATTACCTGCAATTAGTATCGGCACCGGCGCAAATACTATTAAATTAGAAGCAAGTGCAACTGGTAAACTTGAAACTAAATCTACAGTCGGTGGTGTTGAACAAGCATCAAAACCTGCAGTTGAACAAATTGAACAGCTCGATAATGTTGATTTAACTATTGCTCCTGAAGTATTAGAAATCCAAGTTGCTGATCCAACAGCTGGACATGGAACAGCTTGGTTATGGACTTGGTTAACAAGTTCTCTTCCTTATGCAAGAACAGCCATTACAAACAGTAATCAGTTAACAATACCTCTTTACATGCAAGGGACATATCAAATTAATAACTTTGCAAATACTCAATATGGAAGTATGACGCAAAGGCATGATTTTAAATTAAAATGGATTGAAGGTGCTGGTGATCAAAATTTAGTAAGTTGGCCAACAACTACAACAGTGAATCACACACATGCAAGTATCAATGGCGGGGCATCTACATCAGTACAAAGATTAGCATTTAATGTTCCATCGAGTATTACACCTCCATCTTTAACAGCTCCAACAGTAGCATACACAGTGGCTTCTGGTTCAGGTGTATATACATTTAGTGGAACACGGACTGGTAATAATCCAGAAATAGGACCATTACGTAGAGGCGGTACATATACATTTAATTTAACCGCTTCTGGTCATCCGTTTTACCTAACAACTGATAATGGAACAAATTATGTTTCTGGATCTTATGCTGGTGAATATACAACAGGAGTAACTGGGTCTAGAAATCAAACTGGATCGTTAACATTTACTGTACCAAACGGTGCGCCAGATATTCTGTATTATCAGTGCGGACTTCACTCTGCAATGAGAGGCACTATTGTTATTAAAGACTTAGCAGTAGAAACAAATGCCGATGGCAATTATGTTATATATGGCCAACACGATCAAGAAGCCCATAAGACACCTATTGAGCTAAGACCAATTCCTTCTTTAGTTAATCAAATGTGTATTGTATATGATGCAACTAATAGTAAGTTTGTGCCACAAGATATGGCAACCTACGTAGAAAACACACCTTCGTTTAAAAATAAAATTAAAGAGGTTGCTGGTACTGCAACGTTAGTAGCTGCTGATGGTACATCTTTAGTGGCCTCTGTAAGTATTTTTGCAGATGCTACATATCTTCCAGCAATTGGCAATGTTAACGGTGACTTAGCTTTTGCAGAAGATACTAGCACGTTACATATTTTTAAAACTGGTACTGGCTGGCAGATAGCAACCGCTTCACCTTCAGATTTTACAAATCTAGTTCAAACTGGTGCATTGACAGTTACAACTGGAACTAAAAGATGGTATGCTCCAAAAGCAGTGACTATAAGTAGAATTGTAGCAAGAGTAAATACCGCGCCAGCAGGAGCAGCAATCAATATAACAGTAAATAAGAACGGCTCATCAGGCGCAACTTTAGTAATTGCAGATGGTGGGACAAAGATTATAAATAGTTCGCCGAGTATAACATTAGCAGAAGATGATTATTTAACAGTAGATATAACTCAAATCGGAAGTGGCACCGCTGGGTCCGATCTTACTGTTACGTTTACATATTCATAAGAGGAAAGAATAATGGCATTAAGCAATGACCAGATTTTAGTGATTAAAGACAAATATCAGATTTACGGTGATTCAGATGAGTTTACTGCATTAAAGGTATACAATTATACTAGCGAAACCTATGTTAAAAGACATTGGGGAAGAGATTATCTTGTAGGCTCAGGACAGAACTCCATTTGGTCAAACAAAGGTTTTAATCAAGTCGTTACAGATCAAACAGATTCTCTTATAGATTCTGATAATGTCTGGGCTGAATGGACAGGAGAATAACATAATGTCATATTCAAAATTTACTCCAAAAAATCCAAATACCGATACAGCCTGGGACGCATTTTATATGATGCAGGCAATAAAAAATGCCATTACAGGCACAGATTGGACGACTAGTAGTTATTATAACGCTGGATTTAATCCAGCTACAGGAACTTATGCAGGTACTGCACCAACAGCTGGAATTTATTCAGTCTCCAATCCCTTTTCCAACAACACGTACTCATATATAACGATTACAAAGAAGCATTATGCAACAGGACAAACTTCTGGTTATACTCCAACAACACAAATTATAATGTCTATTGACGGGGCCTACGGTTGGAGAATTAGAGTCTATGACAATAACGGTGCGAATGGTATGCCTGCGGCAAATGCTAGTTATGGTTGGATAGGTGGATCCGGCGCGTCATACAATTATATTGGGTCTGCTTATGCACAAGACTTTCATGAGGTTCACTTAATTGCAAACGATACTACTCTTGCTTTAAAAGTTGTTTCAACCGGCACAGACAGCACCCGCGATCATGGGTGGTTTGTTATAAGCGATCTTGAATACGCTCCTGCAATAGATAATTGGGCATATGGTGTAGATGATACTTATTGTCCATCCGCAAGCGTTTTTGCTGTGAATATGAATGTTATGGATAATCCTGTTCCGTCTGAATCAAATGCAAATTATGCTCATTTTGGAGTCGGAATGAATAGATATATAGATCAAAGCGGAACGATGAGAAACGCAGATTTTAGTTATGCGACAGCCGCAAATGCCCTGTATCATTGGCAGCATATTACGGCTAACCGTAAAGAGTCCACTATTATTCCTTCACCTGCAGTGCGAGTCAAAAGTTTTCCTATTGCTGGTGGTGACGGGCCTGCGCATCAAATAATTCCTATGCAATTTGTTGGTCAAAACTTAATGCAAACACAAGCGCAAGTTGCAACTGCGACTGGTGCGAATGGCAATCCAAGACACGGCAGAATGATGAATTTCTACAGAACTACAGATAATCTTGGGGTTGATGGCGATGTAATAACTGAAGGTTCTACGCGGTATAGGATAATGAAGGCTCATAAAGGTGGACATACCCACCATTATGAAGCAGATTTTAATGCATGTTATGCGTTTCCTGAAGATAATGTACCGTATTAAGGAGTAATATTATGGCAAGTTTTGTTGCAGTATCATCACCTCCAACACATAATAGTAATGGAATTGGTGTATCTTTTAAGACAGCTATGGCCGCAATCACTGTTAGCGGTGTAGCTACAGCTGGCGGTGGTGGCGGTGGTGGCGCTGCACCAACAGGTGCTGCCGCTCAATCATGGTCTGATGGCTAATTTAATAATATGTTGAGATAAAAAACTATATAAATAGTACAAAGACTATTTAAATAGGATGTCAATATGGCTATAGTAACCACACGAACTGAGTTAGAGGAATATTGTTTACGTAAATTAGGTTCTCCTGTAATTGATATTAATGTTGCGGATGAACAAATTGACGATAGAATCGATGAAGCTCTTGAAGTATACCAAGAATATCATTCTGATGCTACTGTTAAAACATACTTTAAACATTTAGTTACTGCAACTGATGTTACTAATAAATATATTCCAGTTGCAAATAATATTATTTTTGTAACTCATCTATTTCCTATTCGAGTTGGATCATCATCTGGCGCAGGAATGTTTGATATTAAATATCAAATGATGCTAAATGACATGGTAAATTTAAATAATTTTACTGGTGGTTTAGACTATTTTGTACAGATGAAACAATATCTTGATCTTATCAATATGACTTTAAATGGCACCCCTCAAGTATCTTATCAGCGTAGACAAAATAGATTACAAATATTTGGTGACTTTTCAGATAAAGACATTGTGGCAGGTGATTATCTTGTAGCTGAATGTTATGCGCTTGTAGATCCATCTTCAACATCTGGAACTAAATCAATTTACAATGATTTGTGGCTAAAATCATATGCAGCATCACTTATTAAAAGACAGTGGGGCTCAAACCTTATGAAATTTGAGGGTATGACTCTTCCGGGCGGAGTGATGCTAAATGGTAGACAGATATTTGATGATGCTAATATTGAAATACAAGCTGCTGAAGAAAAACTAAGACTCGAGTTTGAATTACCAATTGATTTTTATGTAGGATAATTTATGGCAAAGAATCTATTTTTTGCTGATAAACCGGCAAATGAACAAAATTTATACGAAGACATAATCATAGAATCGTTAAAGATTTATGGTCAAGATGTTTATTATATGCCAAGAGAAATTGTTAACGAAGATAAAATATTAGGTGAAGATGTGCCTTCTCGTTTTTCTACTGCATATAAGATTGAAATGTATATTGAAAATCAACAAGGCTTTGATGGAGAAGGAGATCTCTTTACAAAGTTCGGGGTTGAAATCCGAGACGCTGCTAATTTTGTAGTATCACGAAGAAGGTGGCGTCATACTGTCGAGCAAAACTCAAATACGATTACTGGTGATAGGCCAAGAGAAGGTGATGTACTATATCTTCCTCTTTCAAATTCAATGTTTGAAATTATGCATGTTGAACATGAGCAACCGTTTTATCAGTTAAATAATGTTCCAACATATAATTTACGTTGTGAGCTATTCGTCTATAGTGGTGAAGATCTTGATACCGGAATAGAATTGGTTGATGAAATTGAAAATGATGCAGCTAATGTTACTCTTTTCCTTGATTCAGCTAGAGATAAAAATGGTACACTAAAATCAGATACCTTAGCTAATGAAGGTGGAGTAGATTTCTGGACTGGTGAAAATATATATCAAATTGATTCTTCTCTTAGAACTATCACTGGAAGACATCCTAGAATTGTCGGTGAAGTTGTTGAATATAGACCAGATACTAGAATACTTACTCTTAATCATATCGGAACTGACAGCGCGCTAGATTCAACAGGCACTGGCTTAATTGGATTTACGGTCGGTAAGATAATTGTCAATAATAGACCACACGATCAAAAAGTGTTCCCATTCAACGCGTTCTATGGTAGAAACATAGATTCAAATGATTTCTTATATCCAAGAACACGAACTATACTTTCAATAAATGAAGACACTGGTTATCTATCAGATCAAAGTGATATATTTGATGCTAATCAAGAAACAGGCTCATTCGTAGACTTCTTAGATTTCTCTGAAGGTAACCCGTTTGGCGATGCAGAGGACTTATAATGTTTCAGTATTTTTATCACGAACGAATTAGAAAATCAGTAGCTACATTTGGAACACTATTTAATAATATTCATGTTCAAAGGACTGGATCAAATGGCGCGGTGATTAGTCAAACAAAAGTTCCATTATCATATGCTCCTAAGGACAAATATTTAGAAAGAATTAGAGAAAATCCATCACTTATTGATAATACAAAAGTAGCTTTAAAATTACCAAGGATATCTTTTGAAATAACTTCATTAGCATATGATCCTGAAAGAAGCTTACCAAAGTCTAATAATTATAATAAAGCATACGGCGCAAGTAATACTCAAGCGACTAAAATATATGCTCCAGCACCATATACAATATTTTTCCAATTAAATATTTATGCTAAATTACAAGATGATGCTTTGCAAATTGTTGAGCAAATTTTGCCATATTTTAATCCACATTATAATTTAACTTTAAAGCCATTTGAATTACATCCAGATATTAAAGAAGATGTAGGAATTACTCTTCAATCAGTTAATTTTCAAGATGATTTTGAAGGCTCATTAGAGCAGAGAAGAACTATTATATACACACTAGAT